TAACATCATGAAGTAATATTTATTAAGAGATTGTCTACTCTTAATGGATGTTACATATGGAATCTGAAACACAATTGCTATGCACGTTCACATCAGTGGGTGAACTAGACCATATAGTAGAGAAAGTTACCTCGTCGTATAAATTGGTATTTAACAAAATATATATTTTAGAAAATACACAGGACAGTAACCAAGTGGTATTAACGTATAATATTACAAAGATGGATGCTAATAACATCGTGCCTCCTCCATCTACCATTTCCGTACACAGGAAAAAGCAGACAAATACCATTTATACAATTAATGCTATTAATAAATTAATTGAGCAAAAAAATAATGGCGTATTGGACAAATCATATAGAATAGATTGGGAAGAATTAAAAAATTGTGTATTAGTGACCGCTTACGGAAAGTTAAAAGTCGTTAATACTAAACTATTAAAAATCATAGACGTATAAGCACTTGACAAACATAGGTTGCCTTGTTACCTTAAAACACAAGGAAGTTAAACATTTCTAAACACTAAAAAGGAGTAAACGCATGTCACTAAACATCGCAGCACTTAAGGCCAAGCTCAATCAGTTTACAAAGCAGGGAGATCGTACAGAGGCTCTCTGGAAGCCCACTGAGGGCAAGACGGTCATTCGTGTCGTTCCGTGGAAGGAGAACCGAGAGAACCCTTTCATTGAGTTGCATTTTCATTATCTCGGTAACAAGACGTATCTGTCGCCCATTTCAAATGGTAACCGCGATCCCATTCTGGAGTTCGCAGAGGAGCTTACTGCTGAAGGTGGTAAGGATGGATGGATGCAGTCTCGCGCATTCCGTCCAAAGCTTCGTACGTATGTTCCTGTAATTGTTCGTGGCGAAGAGGAGAAGGGCGTTCGCTTCTATTCATTCGGTAAGACGGTTTATCAGGAACTTCTTTCATATATCGCAGATCCTGATTACGGTGATATCACCGATGTTAAGAACGGTCGTGACATTGTAGTGGAATACATTCCACAGGAGAAGAGTGATACCAACTTTGCCAAGACAATGGTTCGTCCAAAGCCAAACCAGTCGCCGCTTGCAGACAGTGCTGACAAGATCCAGAAGTTCATGAATGAGCAGCCGGATCTTCGGGCTATCTTTAAGGAGCCAACGTTTGAGGAACTGAAGGTGGCACTTTCTCGCTATCTCAATCCGGACGAGAGTGAGCCAACTCCTGTTGCAAAGGAAGAGCCCACTACTGCATCTTCTCCTACTGCTGTAAAGTCAGCACAGTTGAAGTCCACTACATCAGTCAAAGATATGATTGATGAGTTTGACGAAGTATTTAATTAATCGGTCTTGACAACTCGTGGGTGACTCACTATATTTTGTAGTGGGTCACTTACGCATTTATAGGGATAATCTATGGCAAAACAAACAGATAAGAAAGTTATACAGCCAGATCGCGATGAACTGGCACAAAGTATTGCAGATGCATTGAACAAAATGAACAAGGATGGCGAAAAGGTCGCATACTTCCTTGACGGTCTTGATAATGCACCAACTGAATTTACGGATTTTATTTCCACTGGTGCAACCATGCTTGATATTGCTATTAGCAATCGTCCACACGGTGGTATTGCAGTTGGACGCATTACCGAAGTTACTGGTCTTGAAGGCTCTGGTAAGTCGCTTGTGTGTGGGCATTTGATGGCAACTACACAAAAGATGGGCGGGGTTGCAGTATTGATTGACACAGAAACTGCGGTCAATCCAGAATTTTACCAAGCAATTGGTCTTGATTTAAAGAAGATGGTGTGGGTCGAAGCAAATACAGTTGAAGATGTATTTGATCGCATGGTGCACCTCATTGAGCATATCCGAAAGCAGCCATCGAATAAAGACAAGATGGTCACAATTGTTGTAGACTCTGTTGCAGCCGCATCCACGAAGAAGGAAATGGAAGCAGACTTTGGCAAGGATGGATACGCTACTGACAAGGCGATTATTATTTCGAAGGCAATGCGTAAGATTACCGGCATGATTGCTCGTGAAAAGATTGCACTGGTATTTACAAATCAATTACGTCAAAAGATGAATGCAATGGCCTTCAGTGATCCGTGGACAACTTCTGGTGGTAAGGCGATTGCCTTTCATGCATCTACACGCATCCGCTTATCACAGACGGGAAAGCTGACCAATAAGGATGGAGAAGTTGTTGGTGTAAAGGTAAAAGCAAAGATTGAAAAGAATCGTCTTGGACCACCGCACCGCACGGCTGAATTTGAAATTTATTTCAACCGTGGCATTGATGACTACACTAGTTGGTTGAATGTTATGAAAGAGCATAAGCTTGTGAAGCAAGCCGGTGCATGGTATTCTTATGTAGATGAAGCGACCGGTGAGGAAATCAAGTTTCAGTCAAAGGATTTTCCAGCATTCCTTGATGCCGATGCAGAACGTAAGGAAAAGATGTATCAAAAGATTTGTGACATTCTAATCATGAAGTATCAAGAAGAATTTGATCCAGAATCCATTAGCATAGCAGGAGCATCCGATGACGAATAATTTAGAAGATATAGTGCAATTAGTAATGCGAGCATATAGTGATACGCATGGTGATGAATATGATATCACACCCATGTTTGAGTTAGAGGTTCGCAAGGCATTGATGCAGAAATATTGTTCCAACTTACCATCCCACACATATACCATTAACAGAGGTAATTTGATGGGTCAATGGAATGTGAATCTTGCTAGTAACGCAACTAGTTCTCACAATATACTGTTAAATGGTTAATATCCACGACATATTTAACAATATGAAGTTTGAAGACAACCAACAGGGCATGACATACAATAGTCGTGTTCTGTTGGTTGATTCAACAAATCTCTTTATTCGTTCATATGCAGCAGTTCCATCAATGGATGAAAATGGTCATCATATTGGTGGTATGGTTGGTTTCTTAAAAAGTCTTGGGTTGGCAATAAGAACATTTAAGCCAACGCGGGTGGTATTGATTTTTGATGGAAAAGGTGGAAGTCAGCGCAGACGTAAGATTTATCCACAATATAAAGCCAACCGCAAACCACCTGTTCGATTGAATAGATCTTATGATCTAACAACAGATGATCAAGAGCGAGAAAACATGAAGTTTCAATTAATAACATTGATTGAAATATTAGAATGTTTGCCAGTCACCGTTATGGCATTAGACAACGTGGAAGCAGATGATGTGATAGCATACACTTCACAGTTAGTTACTGAACAACGTGGAGAAAGTATTATCTATTCTACAGATAAAGATTTTTTTCAGTTAGCTAGTGACAAAGTAAAAATTTACAATCCAGTAAAAAAGAAAACGTTTACTGTAGATACTATATTGGAAGAGTATGGTATTCATCCTACGCATTTTTACTTTTTTCGTGCACTGAATGGCGATAAGAGCGATAATATTGATGGTGTAAAAGGTGTTGGAGAGGTTACATTGAAAAAATATATCCCAGAAGTGGCAAATCCTGATGTTCCAATTAATATGACGTTTATTCAAAACAAATACGCGGATATTAAGAAAAAGCCAAAGGTAATAGAAAATATTCTAAACAACAAAGAACTAATAGATCGTAACATTTTATTAATGAATTTACATGAAGGTATCATGTCAAGTGATGCACGATTGCGTGTAGCAAATACATTCAATAATACACTTCCATCAGTGAACAAGTATACCTTGACAAAGTTACTGATGAAGGCTAAGTTACTAACTGCGTTCCCGAACTATGATTCGTGGATTTCGCAAAACTTTATTCCACTAAACAGGTTCCATAATGACGCCACACTTTGATACAAATGTAGACAATTTGGCAAAATATGGTGCTACCTTTCAAGCCAAAGTATTGGCTTGTTTGGTTTCATCACCAGAGTTTCTTCAGCAGTCATTAGACGTATTGAATCCGAATTACTTTGAAAGTGATGCGGGGCAATGGATTGTTGGTGAAACAATTGATTATTTCTCTACATACAAGTCTCTTCCAACTATTGAAGTGTTCAAGATTGAGTTGGATAAAGAGCGCGATGACGTATTAAAAGTTGCTGTAAAGGAACAACTGAGAACAGCATTCCAGCGGCGTGGCGATGATGATTTGAAATATGTGCAAGATAGCTTTTTAGACTTTGCGAAGAATCAAGCATTGAAGTCTGCTATTATCAAATCCGTAGACTTGCTTCAGGCTGGTCGGTATGGAGATATCAAGGGGTTGGTTGATTCTGCATTAAAGGCGGGGCAGCCACGTAATATTGGTCATGATTGGAAAAAAGATGTTGATATCCGTCTTGCCGGTGAGTCGCGTGATGCGGTTACCACAGGGTGGGAAATAGTTGATTCATTGACTGGTGGCGGTCTTGCTGCCGGTGAGTTGGGTGTTATTGCTGCACCATCTGGTATTGGTAAGAGTTGGGCACTTGCAACGATTGGTGCTAATGCAGCGAAGGCTGGTAAGCGGATCGTTTACTATACACTGGAACTCAATGAGAACTATGTGGGTTTGCGTTTTGATACAATTTTTACCGGTATTGAGCCAGGAAATATTCCGAACAATGCTGATCAGGTGAGAAGTGTAATTGATAGTGTTGCTGGCGATA